TCAATTTTTAACTAGGGAAGTGTTTCCTTGTGTAGAGGGTAAACGGGTTTTAGAAATTGGTTCTCTTACTGGCCGCATTACAGAAGAAATTAGAAAACACACTCCATTGGAAATAACAACAATAGACCCAGACCCGATGGTGAGAAAACAAACCACATTCAGTGGTACTGCCAATGACTATTTTAATTATTATTGTTTCGACAAATCGGCGACTGACCACCTTTCTCGATACGATGTAGTTGTTTTGATGGGTGTGTTGTACCATTTACATAGTCCACTTCATTTATTGGAGATGATTATAAACAAAATCAGACCAGAGATGTTGATAATTGAAACTGCTACTGGCGAACCTTACCATGTCGCTGTGGATACCGAATACAGTGGAACGCCTGGCAATGCATGGCCTGATAAAGGAATCGAATACCCGATAAGAACGAACATAAACTTTTCAACAAAAGATTTGATTGCGACTATCGAAACAACACCCATGAAATTACGAAGAAAGGTTATCTATGAGGAACGATTTGATAATTGGCATGGTGCGAATTTGGAACAGGATTCTCTGGAACATAGTAAACGAGGCATGTGGATAGGGCATTTTCAATGGCGGAACTAATGAAGAAACTTTGGGTAGTGTGGAAACATGCGCTGGGCTCATTCGATGAAGAGGATGGGTATGATGTTCAAAATGAAAATAGAATATCAGCCATCCGCACGTTCATAGTATTGTCAAACCTAATATGCGTATACCTAATTATGATTAATATCCTTGTGGGTTGGTTCTGATGGCAGCGATAACACCGATAACACATGAACATGCAAAGAAACCAAAACTAGTCAGTGCTAACAAAGACGAGGCAATGGATAGATTATGGGGTGGTGAAAAGACCATAAATAGTAGTTCGCTAAGTGAGGAATTACCTGATGGTTATGAGTGGAACAGTAAAAGAACTAAAATCGTCCCCGAAGAAGAAAAAGAAGAAGAAGAAAACGCCCCCGAAGACCCATAGAGTTTACTGTACATATTTTCCTGATGGGAGATACTACATTGGATATTCGTGCAAGAGTGATAAACTATATGAGAAGTACTTTGGCAGTTCTAAGTTTGTCAAGGAGTGGGAAGGCCAATTAAGAAAAGAAACCATAGTAGAGTATGACCAACGTAACTATGCAAAGATACAGGAATTCCTATATCAATGGCAACAAAGGAAAGACCCAAATTGCCTGAATGACATGTTACATATAAGATTGAGAATGGGTTACTTATCAGAGTTTGAACCCGTGGAGTGGACTCCAGTTTAGGAGATAGTAAAATAATGGTATTATTAATAGGACTGCTGTTCTCAGCATTATCAGTATCGGCAGTTGCCGCATACTTTTCTATTGTTGGGTTGATGGCAATTTTCAGTGGACTACCCCAATCCATATTTGCTATGGGAGTTGCCTTGGAGATTGCCAAACTTGTTACCGCATCTTGGGTGTACCAGTATTGGGCAAAGACGCAATGGGTGATGAAGACGTATATGGTCTTAGCGATAATCATACTGTCCATTATCACATCCATTGGTATATTTGGATTCCTATCTAAAGCGCACATAGACCAGACAGCAACAAATGCCGACTACGCTCTAAGTATTGATGTGATAGAGTTTAGACTAGACGCAGAGGTCAGCAAACTAAATCAGGCCAGAAACCGCATTGTCGGATTAGATGACACACTCAGAACATCCCAAGGCAAAGATAAGAATTATGTTAACGGAAGACAACGAGTTGAACGTGCCGAACTAAATGCACAGATGGATGCTGCCGTTGTTAGGATTGACGAACTCAATCTTGAACTGTTACCAATGAGACAACAAACAGCACAGATGGATGCTGAGATAGGCCCCATCAAATACATATCAGAACTAATATACGAGGAGTCAGGCAAGGATAGTGTTGACAAGTCAGTGCGTATCATTATACTACTGCTCATGTTTGTGTTTGACCCATTGGCCATCGTGTTAGTGATTGCGGCCAACATGAGTTTTAAGGAAAGAACCGGCGGTAGAATCACAATGATGTCGATTGATGAGTCGGTGGTAGAGGAACAGATAATACCAGAATCTCCAGCAGAGGCATCAGATGATGCTGGTCACCATTTTACCAGTGAACCACACATTGCTGCAGATATAGATGATTGGGTAATGGATAAGTATGGTACAACTTCTGGTAGTGAAAATTTAACGGATGGCGAGAAGAAGAAATTAAAGTGGTTGATAGATAAGGAAACTTAATAATGTTATCGTACAAGTATATTGATTTTGTGCCAAAGAGGTTTGATTGGTCTATATGTTTAAGACAACCATTTGCCAATAGATTTGATATGTCTGCATCTGAACATGGCGACTGGGCTAGAAACCAAAGTTTTACAGATGCAGAACGACAAACTATCATTGATGAGAGTTATTATCAAATCTATGGCCCATTAGACTATTGGCAGATGAAGAACATTCCAATAGAAGATTTCTCATTCTCTACTGTACACGGCAATTCTGTCGAAACGATTAAAAGTTATGTGAAGTCTTATCGTGGTTACTTGGGTATATTGATAGGTAACAATAGTTACACCCCATCCACACAGACCAGATTATTCAAACACGCCCACTTACCACTAACAACTGACGGCGTAACCTACAAGGACACCTTTACCATAATATACCCGATACATATTGAGGGGGAGGTTACAGAGAGTATGAAAGTATTCTTTACTGATAAATGTCTAGGCGTCCCCAATTTGACTGCTCCACTTAGAGAACCAGAAGTTGATGTAACCACGATTGATTTCCCCAAACAAGGGCAGGCATTACTGGTACATTTTAATTCATGTAATGGTATACACTGGGTTGATGGTTTAACTAATAACAACTTTATAGCACATGCCTTTGATGGTGTCACTATCAATAAACAATTCTATGAGGAAACGCATCCGCCATTTTATTATCGCGCTGCGTAAATAACCCTTGACATTTGCCCTATGATGGTGTATAATGGTTGTTATCAAATGAGATGTGGAGAGAAAAATGCCATCCCTATTAACTAATGGTTGTTCTATTACACTTGGTGCGGAACTAGGTGAAACGACTGAAAAACTTGATGATGTATCGTGGCAGGCCTGCGATTTTCAATACAGACATGACCATCGATGGCCCACTATACTCGCAAAGAAATTGGAATTGTCCCCCGTCAACTTATCTAGGGGCGGTGGTTCTAATTGGCGTACTTGGAGAACGACTCAAGATTTCTTGTTAGAAACAGACAAGATTGTTAATTGTGCAGTCATACAGATGACAGAAGCAAGTAGGTTCCAGATACCAATTGGATTTGATTTCATAGACAAATGGCGGCCAACTGAACCAACACCAGATTTCCATAATTGGGCAGACGGCGGGATATGGTCTCAAGAAAGTGATGTTGGGTATTTTACTCAGGAAGAATATTGTAATTGGAACTGGGGCGAATACCAAACGATGGTTGAAAATATACATGGCACACCAGCGTATTCATTCCAAAATGACAACGACAAGAACGTCACTGGACATTACCATAATATGAAAGATGAGTTCTCGGCATTGACATTTATGAATCAGTCAGTGCATAGTTTGTTTGACTATCTCCGCCATGTGATTTACTTACATGATATGTTTGAGAGTAACGAGATACCACACCTAATAGTTGACATGATGATGAACTGGGAAACGTGTCAAAAATTGAAATCAGAACTAGAAATGATTGACGCCTTTGGCACAGAAGTATTGTCTAATACACCCCCCAGAGGATGTAATTGGCGTACTAAGTGGGCGCATTTTGATACTTTTGGTGACCCTGAGAAGGATAAGACAAATAAGATTTTCATAAGGACAATGCAAAAATCAGAAATGAGTAGGAAGTTTAATAACCTATTCAAAACAGTTTCCACTGCGAAGTGGTTTGATGGTCACCCCTATGCGATGTATTTTAGGGATGCGCCGTACAACAACCAACCCAATGGGTTGTATATCGGGCATATGCCGGATGGCCACCCCGATGAGGCATGCCATCAGGCATATGCCGATAGAATATATAATGAACTTAAAGGAAGGAAAATATTATGAATGATGTAACCTATACACAAGAGCAACTGCAAAAAGTACTCGTAAATGATAGTAACCACATATCAAATCTCTTACAAACACACGAGGTGGTGCTTGGATACAAGAAACTCGATGGAACAGAAAGGGATGTCCGTGCTACCCTGAAGCCAGACTTACTGCCTGAGGTGACTAGTCCCGTTCAAACAGGGGGTGCTAAAGTAAAGGACACCCATGTGACGGTGTATGATACCGAAAAAATGAACTGGCGCACACTAATTGTCGCTAATATTCAATATATTCGATCTTTTTAGTAAATAACGCTTGACACTTGGTCTACACATGTGTTACTATATAGCCTTAGTAATCATAAAAGAGTCCAATCATGGCACGAATATCAAAAGAAGACTTCCGAAAGGAACCCGCTCCGACTCGGAAACGTAGGAAACCTATGACCGAAGAACAACGGGCTGCCGCTGCCGAACGGTTAGCGAAGGCCCGTGAGGAGAAGGCGAAGAAGAACCCTCCGCAACTGAAATCTGTCCACCCCGATGTACTGGCGAAAGACGATGATGATATGTTATCGTATGTAAAGGTGAAGGCGTGGATTAAGGCCAACAAAGATAAGTTGCCTTCCCTGAGACAACAGGAGAAACAAGGTGCTAAGGGTGCTCTTGCTCAATATGAGTCTGTCAGGCATTACATCAATTCGATGGAAAGATACCTGAAAGATTCGGTATGGACAAACCAATTTCTTGGCGAAGACCAAGAGAAACGTGTTGTCTGGCGTTGTATTGTTCCAGCGTTTGACGCAGATGGTAATATCAAACGCCAGAAGGGCGTGTACTACACAGACATACAAGGCGTTTGGGGGGAAGAATCAGATGATAATAATTGATTACAACCAGATTGGTATAGGCGCCCTCATGGCACACATGAATGGGTCTAAATCCGAAGTCATGGATACTGACCTAGTTCGCCATATGATACTCAATACCTTACGCAGTTATAAAGCTAAGTACGGTGATGAGTATGGTGATTTGGTGATTGCCTGTGACAATAGAAGATACTGGCGGAGGTCGGTATTTCCACAGTACAAGGCGAGTCGAAAGAAGACAAGAGAATCCAGTGGTTATGATTGGGCATCTATCTTCCAAGGTTTGTCGATGGTCAAACATGAACTACAACAACACATGCCGTATCCGGTTATTGATGTTGATGGTGCAGAGGCAGATGATGTGATTGGTACATTATGTGCATACAGTCAAGACCATGATTTGACAGACCACCCATTGTTCCCAGATGCTCAGAGATTGCTCATTGTGTCGGGTGACCATGACTTCCAACAACTACAGAAATATTCTAACGTGGCGCAATTTTCACCCATGAAGAAGAAGTTCGTAGTAATCAAGGAAAGTGCCGAGGCAATACTGCGCGAACATATCATACGCGGTGACAAGGGCGATGGTGTACCCAATATCCTCAGTTGTGATAATAGTTTTGTTGATGGCATACGACAGACACCTATTCGTAAAGTTCTAGTTGCTGAGTGGAAGACTCAGAAACCAGAGGAGTGGGTGACGGGTGATATGGCCGCAGGGTATATCCGAAACAAGACTATGGTGGATTTGACATGTACGCCCGATGACATCAAGGAACAGATTGTCAATCAATACGAGGCTCAATTAAATAAGTCCTCCGAGGACATGTATAAATATTTCATGAACTTTGAATTAGACAGACTAATTGATGTGATTGATGACTTTTAATGGAGAATGAAAGATGAGAAAATTTAGGCAACAGAACGAGGGTTTCGACTGGATATTTGAAGCCCTAACTGTGGAGGAACAAGTCACACGGTTAAAACAATGGAAGACAACCAACCAAGCATTGGTTCCAATAGTAAGAATGGGTGTTGGTGCAGATAAACCAAATTGGAACCTACCCGAAGGTATGCCAGACAATATTAAGTTAGACATGGCACCAGAAGGATTAGGTGCTACCTCTATAATGATGGAGTGGCGTAGAATCTCACAGTTTGTTGACCCCAATTCCAACATGAACAATCTAGTTGCTTGGAAACGTGAAATGAACTGGGCCCAGATACTAGAAGGTATCCACCCATCAGAAGCTGCAATATTGACCCATGTTAAAGATGGCACATTGCTTGAACTGTATCCCAAACTAGAGAAACTTCTCGCTGCGATTGGTATCACGGACTACACGAAACCCAAAAAGAAACGTGCATCCAAGAAGAAGGCAGTCAGCAAGAAAACAGATAGGCCAACCAATCAGGTATTCAGCAAGTGAGCGCAGGAGACTCGCTTGAAGCGTGGCGCAAGAGCGTCGGCAAACTGAGTAGGCGTGATTCGACTATCTCTACAATGACTACCTACTTAGAAGGTCAAATTGCGAAACACCAACTAAATCTAGAAATGATGATAGAAAATGAACATCGCCAAGGGCACGCTGCCGACTACGACTATACTGACAGCATTGAGGATGAGTTGGCGGAACTTCACGGATGGATGGGTAAGTTGACAGCATTAAAGTCTCTGGGTCTGAATGGTAGTTCAGTTGAAGTTCTAAATGGGTGACACTAGAGCATCCAGATTCTTTCTTTTTAAGTGCAGTGGTTGGAAAAATGAGTTTTGGATTGTTGATGAAAAGACTCTCCAAGACGTTCCAAAACCACGAGAAATGATTATCAAATTTGGTAATGTTGAGAAGATTAGAGAGTACGCTGTCACACAGAATCCACAAGACCTACCCATAGTAGACAGATGCCGAGATCGTACCGCCTGGCACACGCCAGAGGGGCGTGAGAGGATTAAGAACGCCAAGTTGGGGAAAGGTAACCCTAATTCAAAGGGTCTCTCAGAAGACCACAAGTCCAAGATATCTCGTACAATGACAGGTACACGCCGTGGGGAATTCAACCCCATGTACGGGC